AGCGACGTTCTTCCTTGCTTAATGTCGGACGCTCAACGCCAGAAGTCCGAAACGCCATCGGGTTATCTTTCATTTGCTGGCGAATCATTTCGTCGCTTTGACGTTTTTTATCCTCTAGGGTTGATTCAAGTCCGAACGTGCGTTCAAACCAACCGCGATTCTTTTTGCGTTCCAAGTCAGCTTTTAAAATGTCGCGCTTTCTTTCCGTTGCCTCTTTGTTGGTTTCTCCCTTTAATCGTCCTTTTGGTATTTTTTGCTTTTGTGTTTTCATCAATTCCGACAACGTTTCAATCGTGGCCGCAACCGCTGGCGCAATTTGGATAACGAATTGCCGTTGCATTCCTTCAAAAGCTGACGTCATTTGCTTTGATGATTTCAAATATTCCTGAACGCCGGCGCCATCAAAAGCCGTCCCCATTTGCACCGCTTCTTCGCGCAGTCGTTTGATTCCGTCAGCCCCTTGATTAATCAACGGCATAACCTTAAACGCATCGCCGCCAAACAAAGCATCGGCAAGCTCAATTTTTTCTGCGCCTTGAATTGCTTCCAAATGTTTTGCAAGTTGGCCGAAAGCTTCTTCCGGTTTCATGGCAAGCAAAGCCGCGACCGGAACGTTAAGTTGCTCAAAAGCGGCTTTTGCTGATCCGGAACCTTTTGCCGCTTCAGATAAACGAATATTCATTTCTTCTAACAAGCCGTGCAAGTCGTCAAACTCAACGCCGTTTTGATTTGCAGCGTGAGCAAGTTCGCTTAATGCTTGCGTTGACATTTGCAAAGCACCGGCGCGCTTTTGAATTTCGCCCATCGCGGAAGCGGTGCGATTGAAAGAAACCGCAGCAGCACCAGCGGCGGCGGATATACCTAAAAAAACGTTTTTAATTTTGATTTGAGTGAATTGGCGCTTGGCTTCTGATAAAGCCGCCATGGCTTGCTCGTTTTTTTTAACTTGCCGTTCAAACTTGCGAAGTGAAATCTTGCTGCGGCGCAAACCCCTTTCAAATTTTCCAGTGCGCGCCGTAACTGCGACAACAAGTTCGCCGATGATTCCCATTTTAAAAAGTCCTTTTCAAATGTTCCAGAAACAACGGATCGTCGGGCGACCAATTTTGCGCGTTGTCTTGATTTACAAGATCCAACAAAACCGCCAGACGCTCAACAAATTCCTCGGGCGTCATTTGCGCCAACATTTGATCAACGCTCATTGCGCCTAAATGGTTCGCCAGCATTACCGCCGCCAAACGATCCGGGCGCTCTTTTAGTTTTTTGCCGCTTGCTCAACGTCAATCGCGCTCAAGTGGTCGTTGATCGCGTCAACAATCGGCCCAGTCACGGAAGCATCCAAATTCAAAATTGATTCAATGTCGCTTTCGTCGTCCGAATAAACGCGGTCTTTGTTTTCATCAACCAAGCAATACGCAATCAGCATCGCGTGCAATTTCGGTAAATCGTTTGCGGCTTCAACAAATATCGTCGTTCGTTCAAGCTCGCTTAAACTTTGCAACGTTGCTTCACCGCCGGGAATGCTTACGCTTACAAATCTTCTCTTGACGCTTTCAAGTTGCTGGCGAATGTTCATCGTTAAATTTTCGGGCGCGTTGCGCCCGCCCCTTAATGTATGCGGCAAAAACAATTTTCCGCTTTTGTAAATGTCCAGTTTCGTTTTCAAGCAATGTCACGATAGAACGTACAATCGCATCGCTTGCCCGCGGCGACATTATGACAATGCCGCCGCCGGGCTTGTTTTCAGCAATCGCCAGCAAATCGCCATCGTTGGCAACTTCTAAAACCGGCGCTTTTAAATTTTTTACGATCAACTGTTTTGCGTCCAAGTCGGTTCAGTTTTACCGTCAAACTGAATAGTGATACTGCCCGTCGTCGGTTCGCCGCTCGTCAATGTTGGCGTTTCAACTTCGGTAACAAAACCGCTTCCGGTTAAATTACCCGCGGCGGTGCTGTCTGATTGATCGGGAAAAGAAAACGTAAACGTTCCCGCTGATCCTACCGTCGGCAATGCCTCATCCCAATTCCAAAAACATTCAACCGTAATCGGTCCAATTGCTTTCAAATCGGCTGGAACCATTTCTTGATAATTCGTAGACGCGAGCGACGTATCATCAAGCGCTTCAACGGAAACATTAAATCCACTAATGCTAATCACTTTCCAATTTCCAACCGTACCGCCGGCCGGCCAAGCCGAGATAGTTGCGCCTAATCCTGTGTTCACTGCCATTGCTTAAACTCCGTTTAAAAAACTGGTGAGGCTGCTTGATAGTACACACTAAAATCCAAACTAGTAACAAACGACCATTTCCCCTGTCCGCCTATTGGTTCTAACTGTTCAGACGATATATTTTGCAACGTTGATTCAGTTACGAAATAATCGCCCCACTTTTTGCCGTAGAATCCATCGCAAGCCATGCGAACAAGAAAAGACAAAACTTGGTTTCTTTGCGGCGCATGATGGCCGCTTGTATAGCAATCAATCTGAACGATTGAATTTGCCGTATCGGTAACGCCCGCGGTCGTTGGTTGCGAAGACGTGTTGATTACGTCAAGCAGCATGTAGGCCGGCTTGAATCCTTCCGGATTGCGACCGAAATAAACATCGCGGCCAATGCGGCTTTGCAACTCGCGTCGTGCGTCGTCGCGATGCTTGATTGTCAAACCTAAGCCAGTTTGCGCCGGGCTAAACAATCGCGTATCAACCGACGCTGGGTTTGTTAGATAGTCATGTAATCCGTAAATAATCATATCGTTCTTTTATTGCTGTAGATGTTTTCAACGTTTGCCGCTGCATCATAAAACTCTTTTTTAACCGGGCCTTTTTTCGCCATCTTGGCCGGTATTTTTTTAATGTAATCAACGATCGCTTTTCTAAAAATTCGTTGAATCAATTTTTCATTTCCGAGAAGAGCTTTTCTTAGATACGCTTTACCTTCTCGCTTTGTGCCGCCTGTTTTCCATCCCAACTCTTGCGCAACGGCATATAAATAATCACCTTCCGCAACGTTAAAATTTTTATTGTTGTATTGAATGCCAACAGTCGCGCCGATTATCAATTTATGAAACCAGGTTCTGCGTTTATATGCTTTTGTTTTTTTAAGTGACCGAACTTGAATTGCTTTTTTTATGTTGCCGCGATCTTTCGGCGCTAAGTTTCTAGCGGTTATGCGAATTTCTTTTGCGCTTGCTCGCGTTGCAGATCTTAGCGCCTTTTTTTTCAAACCTTCCGGAAGGGAATCTAGTTGTTTTTTCAATGCGATCATTCCCATCAGACCGATATCAAATTGGTCAACGTCTCTTGGTTTGCGTCTACGACCCATCGCCAACCTCCTTGATCAAATGCAATTCAAGAAATTCGTTTTGTTCGTCAACGTTTATTAGTGCAACAATTCCGTAAACGTCGTTGCCGATTTTCAATTCATGGTTTTCGGTTATTTGTTTTTGATAACGCGCGAAGGCAACATGGCTGTAAACGATTTGCGTTGTGTCTGCTTTTTGCGCCGTTGTTTGCTTTGCGTTTTTTAAATCAATCCAAATCTTTCCGACGACTTTGGATCGCGCCGGTTCATAATTAAAATCAGAATCAATTGTTTCGCGCTCAAGAACGATCGCAAGTTTGTTCATTCTATGCATCGGCAACGTGTCCCGTTCTAAGCGCCCACAACATCGGCTTGAGCCAAATCGGTTCCTTGGATGACAAGCCCGGATTGTCGTACCATTCGCGCGCCAGCATTAGAATCGCTTGACTGGCAATGGATGGAACATCGGCCGCGGAATCATAGCCGGCAAACCATAACAAACGAACGGCATCCGGTCGGTCGTAAACGTCCGGCCAAGTTTGATCCGGCGCAATGGTCAAAACCGTTGCGCCGTTTTCTACATAGCTCAACCACTTAGAAGACGCCAGCGTTGTTAGCGTGTTATTTGAATCGTAATACTGAACGCGCGCAACTGCTTGCGTCGGATAGCTTGGAATAAAAATTTTGTCTTCGAACTTTGAAAGCGTCATCGTTTTTGATTTTGACAAAAACGTGCGCCCCGTGCTGCCTTCAACAAATTCGGTTGCGGCGCGAATCAGCGATTCAATCCGCTGATCCTCGTCGTCAGTTGTAACGCGCAGATAATGCTTTGCTTCCGCAAGATCAACAACGGGCGCGCGTCGCCCTTCATCAACGAGAACATCGCGAACGCGAACAAAAAGAGTTCGTTGGTAAGTTGTTCCGCCGGGCAACGTAATCGTATTCGTCGCTTCATAAGTAACGCCATCGCTGCCGCCAATGAAACGAATGCCTGTTGTTGTCGTTGTGTTTGTTTCGTTGCTTGTCGCAAGTCCAGCGCCAATAACCCAAGCGCTCGTTGATATGGTCCGGCTGCCGAGCAAGCCGGACCAATCAACGGTAACGTCGGTAATGCTGTCCGGATCTTTGAAATAAACGGTTGCCATGTTTTATGATTCCGGCTGCGTATGGGTAAAGCTGTTAATAGTTACGGTTTGACCACTGGTAATTGATGCCGAATCCAAAACCATTTCCTCCGAACCGGTGCCGGCTGATCCATCCCACAAATGGTTCTCGTCTGAATCGTAAACCCTGAAGTATCCCGCGGTGCCAGTTGCAACAGCGGTGCCGCTTGGAGTTCCTGCCATGGTTGCACGTCCGCCCGGCGTCGCATCGGCTGCCGCGCCGAATGCTGGATCTTGCAGCGTAATCGTCACCAACAACGTTCCGCTTTCGGCAGTGTCTGAATCGGTCGGCTGGCTGCCCGTGTAAATGCGAACAAACCCGGCGCCGCTTCCGGCGTCAACTAAATCAACCATTGCGTTACAAGCGGCAATCGCCGTTGCGTTAGAAATTCTCGTTGCCATGTTAAACCTCAATTGCTTTCAAATTTTGAGATAGAAAAGTTTCGTCTTTGCCGATAACGTAAACGCTTTCGGATTCATCAACCGGAAGGATCGCGAGCGTTTCTTGAGCAACAACTTTTATCGTATCGGCCGCAATGGCTGACGTTGCCGCCGCGGTTGTTGTTGTAACGTTTGCAAGATTAGCGGGTGCGCCGGCGCTTGATGAACTAACGGCCGCGGCCGTCGTTGTTGTTATGGTCGCGCCGATTAAAGCCGAAGACGTCGCCGCGCTAATTGCCGCGGCCGTTGACGTTGTAACGCTAGCGCTAATCCCGGCGCTACCCGTTACCGCTGACGTTGCAGCGGGCGCCGTTGT